ACTCCGACCTCGCGCTTTCCGACCTCATAGGAGCCACGCCCGGACGGGGACGCCGCCGCCCGGTACTTATCGAGACGCCCGCGCAGATTGGCGACGGCCTCTTCGACCCGCTCGTGATCCTCCTCGGGATCGACAACGCCATGACCCTTGAGAACCCCGGCCCCGGCAACGCCCTCCTGTAAACCCGGAGGGCCGGGGCTCTTTTCTTTCGCGCACACAGACTACTACCGCAACGATGAACACGCTTCTCACGACCCCGAACGGCAAGATGGAATACAAGATTTCGGGCTTCTTCGACCCGTACAAGGTGGCCGATGAGGTCGAATCGCTCCGGGAGGACTTCGGCCACGACGGATACAAGATCCGCGCCCGAGGGACGTGGCGGGATGAGGACGGGGAGACGTTCCAGATCCACTTCCCGGTCCGCGTCAAGGAGGTTAGCCGCACCACGTTCCTCATCGAGTACAACGGCGGGGAAGTGTTCGCCGAACCGGAGCGCACGCATCACTCCTCGGGCCCTCGCCTCGTGATCTCCCCGGCCCAGGAGGAAGGAGAGGAGACGGCGATCCGCGTCCGCTAACAGCCTGACCCCTCCACTCCCCGGCTCCCGGAGAAACCGTCCGGTGGCCGGGGTTTTCTGTTGACTCTGATTAGTCCCGTACTGATACTGGAAGCGCATTGGAGGGGAGAGGACGCGCCCCGCACACACAGACCCTTGACCGCCATGCCTACCCTCACGCAGAAGCAGAAGCTCGAACTGGACGCCAAGACGGACGGCGAGGTGGAGGACGTTGCTTCCCTCGACTCGCATTGGGACCTGGCGAAGCTCATGAGCGGCGACATCTTCGCTGTTCCCCGCTACGACAACACCGATAGCCCGTCCGACTTCGCCCCGTACAAGACGAACCAGAAGCAGTGGGATTGGGCGACTCGCTCCCGGTAGCACGCTCACCGCATCCTCTCACGCAGACCGCAACCGCACCGATGCCGCAACAGATTCCCGACCCCAAATTCGACGTAGGCGATCCCGTTCTAATCTCTTGGGGCAACGACAAGCCCCGCACAATCGAAGGCCGCCAGTTCTTCCCCAACTTTACCGTTGGAGGAGGCCCCGGCTCGTGGGAGTACGACCTCTCCGGGAAGCCGGGATGGACCCGCGAGGCTGCTCTCCGACCATCGAAGGCGAAAGCCTAGCCGACTGACCCCTCTCTTCCCCCGGCTCCTCCCGAGAAGATCCATCGGGACGGGCCGGGGTTTTCTAGTTTCCCCTGTTGACTCTGATTAGCCCCGTACTGATACTGGAAGCGCATTGGAGGGGAGAGGACGCGCCCCACAAACAACACCCCGCAACCGCTTATGCCTGACCTCGCAGAGACGATCAACGCCAACTCCCGCGCCACGCAGCCCGAACGAAGCCGAGGCTCCGTGAGTGGAGCCAGCTCCCTCGCCGAGATCCCGGACGCCGCAGACTGGATCGAGGTCGAGGGGAACGCTTCGGACGGATTCATGGGCCAGTCCTTCAAGGGCCCGGACGCCAAGGCCGACGCGATTGAGTGGGCCACCGACACCCTCATTGAGCTTGGACGGATTCGCTACACCGTGGGCAGTCACGGCACGGTGATCTAACCTCCGGGGCCGGGAGGCCCCTCCCCGAAAGGGTTCACCCGCAACCGCAACCAACCGCAACCAACCATGGACTACTTCGAAGCCCTCGACGCCGCACGCACAAAGAGGGACGACACCGGACGCGAGCAAGGTGTCGTCTGCACGAAGGACTTCGCTCATCACAGCGAGACCGAGTACGAGGTACGTCACCTCGAGGACTGCCCGACGCCTCCGACCAAGGGAGGCCCCATCGCCCCTCCTCACTTCATTTGGGGTACGGCGCGACCGTAACGGCCACCGAAGCCGCAACCGCCCCGAGAGGGGTTCACCGCAACCGCAACACAGACCGCAACCGCACCCATGAGCTACACGACCACCGACCCCGAAACGACCATTCTTCGCCAGTCCGCAACTGCGACCCTCTACCGCCTCGACTACGAGCGAGAGCGGAGGGGCTCGCAAGTAGCATGGAAGGTCGAATGGATGGACCTCAAGGACAAAGAATGGTCCTCGGAGATATGCCACAGCAAGGCCGTCGCCGTCCCGTTCTACGAGCAACAGGTCGCGCAGTAGGCCCCTCTCGAAGCTGTGCTAACGGCCCCGCATCGGCGCTCCCGGTGCGGGGTTTTTCTGCGTCTCCTGTTGACTCTCATAAGTCCCGTACTGATAATGGAAGCGCATTGGAGGGGAGAGGACGCGCCCCGCACACACAGACCTCAAACGCCATGCGCTCGGTCAAATACGTAGACGGACCGGTTAGCCGAAACAAGACGACGTACCACGTCACTCACGGCTCCAAGGAGGCCGCCCTCGAAGCCGCCCTCGAGAACAAAGATGGCTGGTACACCTGGGGAGGAGACTCCGGGCACACAGGGGCCGTTCGGTACAACGAGAAGGGCTTTACCGTCCGAGACGATAACCTTGAGATCGACAGCAATCTTCGCCCCGCGTGACTTCCACCGGGGGCTCTCGCAACCGCTCACACAGACCGCAACGACTACCATGTTTCGCTCCATCACAGACCTTGGCAACATCAGCCTCATCGACTCCGCTTCTCCCTGCGCCCTCCGGGACGGGGACACGAGGAAGGAGGCCATCCACAACGACGACCCCGACCACAACGAGTACCTCTACCTCTCCGGGCGTCGGCCCCTCGGAATGTGGTTCTCCCCCGATTGGGAATACTCCCACATCTCCGGGGCCACAGGCTGGTCCATTATCGGCACGAGCGACCCGCTCTCGATGAAAGCCCTCAACAGCTACGAGCTTCGCCCGGTAGACGAAATCACCCGCTCCGCGAGCGTGATCCGGGAGTGGGACCTCGTAAGCGACCTCGCCGCTTACGTCGGGGACTCTTACGACCCGGATTCGGTGGCCCTTCTCCACCAGACCGCGCCGGGGACGATCACCGTGTCCAGCTACCGGGAGGACGGGCACATTGGCAACCTCTCGTTCATCATCGACGGCGAGGGCCCCTACGCAACGGGCGAGGGGACTTTCATGCGAGGCGTTTCGATCCTCCTCGAAGGCGACCGGGAGATGATCGAGCCCCGGTTCGCCCTCTCGATGCTCGATGAGTGGGGCTTCTCAAGCATGAAGGCTGCGTAGCACGCCGGGGCGGGAGTGCCCCGAAGGGACGGGGAGAGCCCTTCGGAGCACTCTCACCCTCATAACCGCAACTGAACACGATGAGCGAGTTTGACCGCAGCACAGACCACCTCCACGACGAGTCTCTCACCGACCTCGACCCGCTCCAACGGGAGACGCGAGAGATCGCCGCCGAAGTCCGGGAGTCCTTCTACGACACGGCGTTCTCCATCGACGGGGTTCACGACTACAGCTTTACGGTGGCCCACAAGGGGTCGCCGCTCTCCCTCGTCTTCTCCGTGGAGCCTCCTCGGGAGGATCGGGGGCACACGGTCAAGGTGTACGCGAAGACCTCCCCGGATGCCGTTTGGACGGGCGAGGAGTGCCTCGCCACCTTCAACACCACCTCGCAGGAATCGAAGATGCCCCTGGCCGACTCGATTGCTGCGTTCGCAAAGCGATTCATTCGCCGGTAGACCCTCACCCGACCCCGCAGCCGTTATGGTCAACCCACCACCGTACGAATCCCGCGACCCCTCCACCGAAGAGTGGGGGATGCTCCACGACTACATCACCGCCATCTGGGATGAACTGGCCCCAATGGTTCGCTACTCGATCTTGAACCAGAGCCGGGAGGGAGGCCGCCACCGGATCTCTTGGGGGCACGGAGGCCGGGAGATTGGCTTTTCGGAGATCGCCCCCATGAGCTACGGCCCGGAGGAGACGAAGAAGCAAGGATACGGCCTCATCGTCCCCTCCGTGAAAGAGCGGTACGCGAAGTGGCTCGATGATTTCTTCCCCTCGGAAGGATCGGCAGCTCGGGCCGCGCTCGTTTACCCGGCCAAAGCAAGGGCGACGGGCGCGATGGAGCAGGAAACGTACCGCCGCCAACCGGCGTGACTCCCCGGCAGTTATCCCGGCAGATCCCCGGCCCGGCCCCTCCGGTCAGGCCGGGGTTTTTCTGTGTCCCCTGTTGACTCTGATTAGTCCCGCTCTTATAATGGGAGCGTATTGGAGGGGAGGGACGGGCGTGAGCCCGCAACCGCAACCGCTCCCACAGACCGCAACGAGCAGATGGCCGACTTGACCTCGAAGCCTTGCCCCAATTGCACGCCCGACGAGACGCTCGAGCAGCACGAGGACCCGCACGGGAAGCACGTCCCCGGCTTCTGGAGGACGAATCGCTCCGAGAACACAAAGACGTGTTACAACTGCGGGTACACCGAGGACTATCACCCGAAGTCCTCCCGCAACGGGAAGGAGCACGGCACCACGAAGTCTCAAGAGGAGAAGCTCGAGAAGCTCCGGGAGCACGCCGAAGATCACTCCCACACCGATTGGGAGATGGAGACGGAGCACCTCGACTCCGGGCCGATGAGCATTCGCCTTGAGTTTGATCCCGACGAGGCCCTGACCGGGGCCACCTTCCACGTCCACCTCTCGCGCCGGGGAAAGCTCGAAGTGAACTCTTGCTTCCCGCCCCTTGGAGGAGGAGCCGAGGACGCCCTCGTGTCGATGCTCGTCCGGGACACTGGCGGCCACGACGCACGCAACAAGTTTGAGTAGCTATCACCGGGGCCGAGAGGCCCCTCTCTTTTCACCCTCACAACCGCAACGAAAACCCATGAACCCTTCCGAAGTCAACTACGACCGCTTCACCCGAGTTGCTAGGCTCAACGTGTTCGCAGACCCGAACACGCAGGCTTCTTCCTTCTTGCAGGATGCCGCCAAGATTTGCGAGAAGACCTCCGACCACAAGGACGTGCTGGTGGCCGAAGATCACGATGAGATCCTAATTGAGTCCGACCACTTTGGCGACCCTATTCTTCTCGACAAGGATGAGGCCCACGTCGTCTGCCTCTTCATCCTCGACACCTACGACGAGGGCTTCAACGACGCCTTCGATGCCGCGACGGAGGCACTCGAGGAGGCCCGGTAGAGATCCTGTCCCGGCCTCCAGCCCCGGCCCCGGACGATCCCGGTTGGGCCGGGGTTTCCTGTTGACTCTCATAAGTCCCGTGCTGATACTGGAAGGGCATTGGAGGGGAGGGACGGGGCCGACTGGTCCCATTCGCAACCGCTCACACAGACACCGCAACACCATGTACCGTTCTCCCGACTACCGCACGCTCGAAGAGGCTTGCAAGCTCGCCCGCGAGGAGGAGTCCAACGTGGCCGTCAGTAAGGACGGAACGCTGGACACGACCTCCCGCACCCGCCCCGACCGGGCTCCGTTCAAGCGAGCCATCATCACCTTCGAAGGGGCCGCCAGCGAGCTTCGCCTTACCACTTTCTCCGACGCCCTCATGGACGCCTGGGACAACCTCCGGGGCAACTAGCAGAGGGCCGGGGCGAGGGACCGCAACCGCAACGGGCCGACAGGCCCATACCCACAACAAACCGCAGCAAGCAGATGGACACACGCACCGCAACTGACCAGATCCAAGACGCGCTCCGGGAGGCCGACGAGATCCCGAAGCGGATCACCAAAGAGCGCCACCTCACCCGCTCCTCCTACGTCAACGGCCACCTCCCCCACGAGGCCGGCGAAGCCTACGGGCTCGACTTCGAGCTTTGGTACTGCCGGAACGAAGGGATTTCGCACCTTGAGGACTTCATCCTCCTTCGGGTCCACCGTGGCGACAAGCTCGTTCCCGGCAAACGCCGGACTCGAAGAGGCCACACCGAAGACCAATTCCACCTCCTCGACGCTCACAACTACGAGGACACCCGCAAAGAGGTGTGGCGTCGTCTCTTTCGCCTCTACCACAAGCACGTCCGGGAGGAGCCAGAACGCCCGGTCAAGGATGCTCGTGAGACGATCCGGGAGGTTCGCCGGGAGCGCGAGCGGCTCAAGAAGCGTCAGGAGGAGATGGCCCGGTACAGGAGGGAGGAGCGAAGGAAAGCCGGGAGGATGTTTGGCCGCGCCCCGGAGCAAGTCCGTTCCCACCACATCGACGCCGTTCGCAACATGGGCGGTGACATGGCACGAAAGAGCCCCGCGCACCGATGAGCCAGAGACACCTAGACCTCCCCCCGCAGGACCTACCGAAGACGGACGTGGACTCGTTCCAGACGTATCGGTGGGAGATGAGCACCGCCATTCGCCCCCTGTGGGGGCACCGGAACGAGATGCCGTACAAGGTTCACCTTCGCCGGGAAGCCTATTTCGGGCGCATCGCTCTGGCCGAGCCTGTCCGGGGCAAACGGACGGGGCCTCCCTTCACGGTCCAGACGATGCCCTCTGACACCGCGATCCCCTACTCGACGCAGGAGGAGGTGTCCCTGTGCTTCTCGCGGGAGGAAGCGGTCCGGGCCGTGCGGCGGTACGAGGCCGCTCGCATCAAAGAGGAGACGGAGCCGACGCTTTTCGAAGCCCGACCCTTTGCATCGTAAACTTCGGGAGGGAGGCCTCGTAGGACGGGCGAACAATCACCGCAACAACCGTCCTCCTCCCTATGCCCGACGATGTTCTGTTTCGAGCACAACCGAAGATGTGGAAGGCCAATCCTGGTGGGGTCGTTCTCTCGGTCTTGTTGATCCCCGCATTCGGTCTTGGCCTCCTCATCCTCGGGGTGTGGTGGCTTCGGACGTGGAGCCGGGAAATCGTGGTCACTCCACAACGCCTTCGGAAACGGACCGGAATCGTCTCGAAGGCGACGACCGAACTTGAGCACCGGGACGTGCGCAACGTCCAAGTAGAGCAGGGACCCGTGGGCCGAATGATGGGGACCGGGACCGTGCGCGTTTCCAGCGCAGGGCAGAGCGGTATCGAGATCGAGATTAGAGGCGTAGAAGCCCCGGAGGAGATCCGGGATCTTCTCTACGACCAACGGGAGTAGTCTACTCCCCGGCCTCTTCTTGGGCGGTGGCCTTGGCCTCCTCCTCTGTGTCCCGGACCGGGGCCTCGTTGAGCCGGAAGAACGGCGGCGGCATATGAGCCCGGTTCCACTCCCGCGCCCTCTGCACGTCCCGCTCGTCAATGCTGGAAAGTCGGTCGAGATCCTCTTCGTCCCATCCTTGCGACGGGCCTACGTTGGCTCCCATGGGTCTTGAGTGATGATTGGATTACTGGCGAGTGCGAGGCACGGCGGCCTCCATTAGCTCGTCGGCCTCCTCGTCGGAGAACCCGGCCACCCGCGCTGCGGCACGGATGTTGGCTCCGGCTGCGGAAAGCTCTTTCGCAATCGTCGCCATCGCTGCTCGCCGCTCCACGGTTGGGATGTTCTCCTCGGCGATGCGGTCAAGCTCTTGCTCCACGTCAGAGATCCCAATGCGGTCGAGCATCGTTCGGAGCGAAAGCTGTTCCTTCTCCACCTGCTCCATGAGGACCCGGATCTCGTCCTCCGACAACACGCCCCGGTCTAGCCGAAGGTTGATCGAGGGCTCTACTCCCTCCATCCGATTGTCCCCGGAGAGGACCGACGCCATTCGTGGGAGGGTGGAGAGGATCCACTCCCCGCCCGAACGGAGTGTCCGCATCGTCGGGCGCAGGGAGGCGATGAACTCCTTCCGGGCCGCGATTCGGGCGATCCCGGAGGAGGATGCGTCCCCAGCCATGAGGACGTGTCGCTGGTCCGTCTCGGAGAGGATCGTCTCGTAGTGTAGGTCCCGCGTATCCTTGAAGGTATCCACCGGGGTCGGGTCCCGAAACTCCACGGAGGGGCTGTTGACCGTCTGATCCCCGTCTGCCGTCTCCTCCACGATCCCAGCGAGGAATGTTGTCTGCCCGGCCCCAGCCCGGTAGGGCGCATCGACCCACTCCGTCTCTCCGGACGCTCGCTCGACTTTCTTCTGTGGCCGTTGCGCGTTGAGGAAGATCCGTTCGGTGAACCCTGCCCAATCGAGGTTCGTGTCGCTCATCGTCAGGGCCTTGTTGACCGCGTGTTGCTGCTGGCGCACTTGCTCGGTGACGAGGGTTTCGCGGTCGATGGGCGTCATGTGGAGCCCCATTCCAAGATCGAGCGGGTCGGACCGGTCCACGGTGCGCTCAATCCCGTCCGGGGTCTTCTCCTGCTGAATGACAGCGAGGATGGTTCGCCCCTCCCCGTCCAGGATCGACACCTCCACAGTCTTTTCGTCAGCCCCGGCTTTTCGCCAGTACGCCGCAATCTTCTCCCCTTCGATTGTGGTCACGAGCCCCTGTTTCGGCTCCACGATCTCGAGGGTGAGAAGCTCGGACGCCAGCTCGAAGGACAGATCCTCCCGGAGCGTCCCCTCCTCGTTGTACGCCATGGGGCTCGGGTAGAGGCGAAAGTGCGGGGTCGCCCCGCAGAGGGTGTGGCGTCCCGCTTTCCGGAGGAGGTCGGTGATCTCTTCGGCTCCCGGCATCTCCTCCGCTACATCCTCGGCCCGGTCCGGGTCCTCGCTGCCGGGGTTTCGGAGGTAGTCCACAGAGGGCAGCCGACCGATCACGCCGTTCAGGTGGCGCTCCACAACTTCCCGCACGACGTTCTGGCTGGTGAACGCCTGCTCGACGCGCCTCTTCTCCTTGTTGTGCTTCTCCGGGTTCTCTCCGGGGTCGGGGAGGACGCTCTCCCACCCTTCGCCCTCCTGCCAGTGATCCCCGTCCCACATCTGGTAGGCGGGGCCGTATCCGTCCGGGACGGACGGGCGAAGCTCATCGAGGTCGATCTCTTCGAGGTCGATCATGGCTGCGGTTGCGGTTTGGGCGGTTGCGGAGAACCCCTCTCGGGAGAGTCTTTTGGAGGCGGAGCCCCTCCCCGGCCAGAGGCCGAAGGGACTAGGCCACCCGGCTGCGGACCGGGGGCGAGGACTTGCGGTTGCGGATTCGTTTTGCGATCACCGTGTAGAGGAAGTACCGGAGCGCGTCCATCGTGTGGTCGTTCTCCTTCACGGGCTTGTTGTGCTGGACGCCATCCCGCTCGTCCCACACGTAGGACTGGAACTCCTTTCGGACTGGCTTCGTCGATGGAATATCGTTTACCCACAGGCGTTCCTCCCCCGGCGCTTCGTAGCCCAAGAGCCCGGCTGTGAAGTTGATGCCGTTGATTACGTCGTTGTCCCCAGCTTGCACCTCGAACCCTCGCTCTCGCAACTCGGCGATGAAGTCAGCCGCAGAAGGGTCCACCACGATTGCCTCCGGGCTCGTCCCCCGCAGGAAGTCCTCGAAGTCGTCTGCGTACTGCGGGTTTGTTTTGCGGGACTCGTTTTCGGCCCCGCCCTCGTGGAAGTAGCAGTCGAGGAGGTGAATCCGCTCTCGAGGGTCGTCCCACCCGAAGAGGAGATACGTGGTGGGGTTGACCGTCCCCTTGTCCACCGAAACCCCGTAGTGGTCGAATCCTTGGGGACAGTCCCGGACGTGGACGCCCGAGTTGAACATATCGTAGATCGCCCCCGCTGCCATGACCCACATTCCGAGGACGAGGCGTTGGTAGTAGAGGCCCTGGTACTCCCGTTCGATCTGCTTTACGAACTCCGATTCGAGGAACGGGTTGTCCTCCAACCGAAACCGGAAGTGCAGCCAGTCGAGGCTGTCCCCCTTGATGCGGGAGAGCCAGTCCTCCCACAGCCAATGATTCGGGTGGTCGGGGTTGGTCGTCCCAATGCCCATCGCTCCTTTCGGGCTCATTCGCCCGAGAAGCTCATCGAAGAAGTTTTGGGGCCAGAGCGTCACCTCGTCCCCGAGCCACCCGGCACACGTCATCCCCCGGAGTTTCTTGAACGAGCGGCGGTTGTAGGCCGAGAGGAGGTGGATCTCATGCCCGTCAAGGTTGGCCGACCGGTTCCCGAGCTTGTAGCTGAATACGTCGTCCCCGAAGAGGTTTTGGGCCGGGGTGAGGACGTTGCGCTCGAGGGAGTCGAGGGACTTCCCAATCATGATGAGTTGCCCCCGGTCGCCCCGGTTGTAGACGTGACGTGCCCACGGGAAGAGTGCCCCCATGGTTTTGCCGCTACGGATGGAGCCGACGTACAGAGCGATGCGAGGGTCCACCCTCCCAATCACGTCGGTCGCCCAAAGCTGCTTCGGGGCGATCCCGAACTCCTCCCCCTCAATGGCAAACGTCGGGAGGCTCATGGCGCGGTTGTTGTAGCCTGTTCGGGAAGTAGGTCCGGGATGTAGGGGCGGTGACGGATGAGGCCGTGCTCGCGGTGGTAGTCGTGCGCCTCCGCAGCACGGAGCGCCCCGACGTAGCTGTTGCGCTTGTGGTAGGCGTCGGCAGGGCAGAGGGTCGGGGAGGTTCGGACGAGGACGCCTTTGTGCTCCACGTAGCCCCCGACGCCTTCCAGGTGGCGGTTGTGAGTGTGCCCGGTGCGGACTTCGGTGTATTCGGCCCGGTGCCATTCCGGGTGCTCTGCGGCGAGGGCGTAGAGGTCCTTGGGCGCGAGGAGGCGACCCTCGTAATTCTTCCCGTGCGTGAAGCCGAGGAGCACTCTCCCGAACCGAAGGAACTGCCACGGATCGGCGCTCCGGTGAATCGTGGTCCCCTCGTCCTCCCGGAACCGCATCGAAAGGCATCGGCCCATCCAGTCGGCGGGGTCGAAGTCGTGGTTGCCGTGGACGACGACGCCGTGGACACGGAAGCCGAGGGACCGGGCCTCCTCAACGCCCCACTCATACATCCTCGCCATGGCCTCGCTCGTGTGGTGAGCCGGGGCGACCTGCGAGTACGGAGTCCCGTTCGCGCTCTCCCCCCGGACGCCGTTCATGTGCGCTGCGTCGTTTCCCACGTCGAACACCAGATCCGTCACCCCGTCCTCCTTCGCTCCCTCCATGAGATACGTGAAGGCGCTTCGCCATTGCTCCGTGCCGATGTCCAGATTCCACTCCATCTCTCCCCTCTTGCTCCAGATGAGGTTCCCCAGGTGGAGGTCAGGAATCCCGATCACGCGGACGATCTCCTCGGCAGGCGCATTGGGGAGGTTGATTTGAGGCGGGTCGTAGTCCTCCATGAGCCCTTCCGCGAACGCCACAGCCATTCTCCGATGCGTGGCCCGCCGCCACGTTACGCTGATTCGGAAGCACGGCACCTTCACCCCTTCCTCCTCCCGGACGAGCCGCTCGGTCCCCTCCACCTCCATCGTGGTGACGTTCTTGAGTTTCATCGGGACCTCGTGTTGACCACACTCGACCTTTTCCGGATAGAACCGGTCTTCGTCCACGTCGAAGAACTCCTTGGCCTCATCGACGGAGTGAATCGGCTCCCGGACGTTGCGGACCGTCTTGAGCGTCTCCCCGTCTCTCACGTGCTCCTCCTCGGGAGGGATCTCGGGGTCGGCCCGTTGCCCCTCCTCGAAGCCAATCTCCTCGCCTCGGGCGTACACCGCATCCAAGAGGTTCGCAAGGTAGGTGGGATCATTCTCGTGAGCGCGATACTGCCGGGTCCCGATTTGAGCGTTGAGCCACTCCTTGAGAGTAGAGTCGGGCATCTCGATGGCATCTGCCATCGCCCGTTTCGAGTCGAAGTGCTGCTGGCTGATTCGTAGGGCTCGATGTAGGGGCTGGTGCATAGGGGCGGGGGACGGAGAGTCTAGAAGCCGATGAGATGGCCTGTCTGCTCTCGACTTGTCGGTCGGTCCTCGGAGAAGGCCCGGAAGGACAGTCCCGGCCCGGAAAGCCACTCGCTCAATTTCGGCCTCGACTGCCCCCTCCCCGGACAGAAGCAACGAGTCCGCTCTTAGCGGGTCCCGATTGGCCCCTTATTCCAGGCGTCCCACATGAGGGACTTCGCAAGGGTCGTGCGGTGGGACTTCCGGGCCTTGCTCTTGGTGAGCCGGGGTGCGGATTCCTTCTTCTCGAGGCCGTCCGGGGTGACGTAGGTGAGGCCAGCATACTCCGGGAGGTCCTGTGGCCCGACGAGCCCCGGCGGGGTCGCGTAGAAGAACCGGGCGGGCACCGACCCGCTCCGTTCCCCCTTGCTTCCCTTGTAGTGAGCGAGGAGCGCCGCGTGGCGGGACTTTCTCCGGTCGCGCTGGAAGTCCGACCGGGACAGCTTGATCTCATACTCCACGAGGTAGCCCGACGAGGTGATTGCCACCACATCGGACTCCCACCCGTACAGGTGGACGTTGGGCGTGACGTGGGAGTAACCCCGGTCGGCCAAGGGCTTGAACATGGCGCGTTGAACTTTCCCTTCGGTTGGCTTCATGTGTCGCTGTCGCTGGTAGGGTCCGGGTCCGGGTTCCGTGTTGCCTCGATCTCGCTTTCGTGATTAGTGAGGTACGATGCTACCGCTACGATACACGTAACGAGGGCCGACGCCACCTCCGGCCCAACCTTGATCCCGAAAAGCGCATGGAGGAGAAAGATGAAGGACGTAGTGGCCGCACCCGTGAGGCCCGACCATCCTGTTTTGCGGTCCGGGGTGAATCTTGGCATTCTGGTCGAGTGCTAGGAAGGAGTCATCGGATCTCTTCGTCCTCGAACTGCTCCATGTCTACCTCCTCTCGCGTCTTCTCCATGACCTCGACCATCTTCTCCATCCTGCTTCCGTCCTTCTTCGGCTCGTAGTCGTACATCCCGAGCAGTTGCCGACGCTTCTCTTGAACGTGGAGGATGTGACGCCAGAGGCGAGGGTCCCGGAGGTTTTCCTTTGTCCGGGTCTTGAGCTCTCGTTCCGTGGGCTGTTTGTCCGTGGTCACTTTCCCTTCGGCGAGGTCCCCGCTTTCGGTGACCTTCATTTGGCTCGTTCGGGCGAGCACCTCTTTCACCTCCTTCGTTCGCTCCTCCGTGGGCTCCCCGCTCTCCTCCAACTGCTCAAAGAGCATCCGCTCGTTCATATCGAGCCGAGCAAGCTCCCGTCGCATTAGCTCGTCCATATCGACCAGCGCGGATTCCTGCCACCGGTCCTTGATGATCCCAAGATCCCGGTTCACCGTCGCCACGGACATATCGACCTCCTCCGCGATGATCCGTTGCGAGTAGCCTTGGAGGTACAGCCGAGCCACTTTCTGCCGCCTCTTCGCAAGCTCAACCTTTTTCTGTTTGCTCGTACCCATACGGTTGAACGTCGGTCACGGGAAGGAGGGCGATTGATCGGCTCTGTGGTCGTGGTCAATCCCGCGCCCGCACACGCGCCTGTCAGCCGGGGTCTGTTTAGGTCCCATGGCGTTCAAGAGCGGCGGCCCATGTTGGCTCCCGGCCAGTGTACGGGAACACCGACTCCCCGAGGACGCCCCTCCATCGAGAGACGGTCTTAGGGTCTACGCCGTAGAGCCACGCGACAGCCTCATCGGTCTCCTCGAGGGTGTATCCTTTCTCGCTGAAACGAACGCACAAGGACACCGCACTCGCACGAGCCTCTGGCGTGAGCGGGGTGTTCGGCGGGCGAGGGGCAAGGGTCCCCTCTAGTTTAGAACGGAGGTTCTTCCTCGACTGGCTCATTGACTTCTTCGGTATCAATTGGAGCGCCTGTGAGATGGTCGGCGGCCAGAAGCTCAAGGATCTGGCCTCTGCGAAGCGGCGGGTCGTCCGGGAGGTCGTACCCCTCTTCCTCAAGCTGCTGGAGGACCCGCTCCTTTGCCTCCTCCCATACGTTCATCTGGTTTTCCGTAAGGAGAAACTCGACGGTTTCCCAATGGTCGGGGTCGTCCCCCTCTCCTTCCGCGCCCTCCTCGTCGTCCTCCGGGGCCTCCACCGAGTCCCAATCGAAGTCGAGCATGTCATCGAAATTGTCCATCTCCTGCTCTGTGAACGGCGAGGTTTGCATCCAGTCCTCGCGCCCGAACTCCTCCTCGATGTCGTTCAGGGTTTCGGCCAGGTCGAGCGGGTCGGCATCGAAGTCCCCTTCGTTAATCTCCACGGCGATGCGCTTGGCGTGCGCTTCGGTGATCTCCCCCTTGTTGTAGCACACCGCCTCCTCCCTGCCGGCCTTGAGGTACGCCTCGATCCGGTGATTCCCGTCTACGGCCTCGAACAAGGGGCCGCCATCGTCTGCGGTCTGGTTCGGGAGAAGCCGAACGACGAGGTTCACGATTGCTCCCTCCCGCTCGATCTTTGCCCGTAGCTGTTCGGCCCGTGCGTCGTCCTCCTCCTTGTAATTCCATGGAGCCTTGACGATGCGGTGGACCGGGATGGAGACGTACCCCTCCGTGGTGGGCTTCTCGAGGAGGGTGTCGGTGTCGATGAATGTTTCCATGGCGTAGGGCGGTTGGGGAGGAAGCAGGCGAGGGGAGGCCACGGGTTCGGCTGTCGGCCCGAGGCCGGTGGCAGTCATGCGGGGAGGGGCGAGGACCCATCAGAAGCGGAGTACCGGAGCACGATGATGTAGAGGAGTGCCCAGGCGACCCCGCCGATGGACTTGCTCCCCCACTGGCTGACCGCGATCCAAGAGTTGACTGCCCCGAAAGCGACGAGCGGGAACAGGATCGAGTCCATCGCTGCCCCAAAGACGTTGGAGATTGTCATTCGCCAGAAGCGAGACACGTCGGGCCGGTAGTGCAGGATGAGGTCGTACCCAATGGTATTGGCAAGGGTGGCCCCGGTGAACCCGGCCACCGACCCGGCAACGACCCACCCGGAAGCGGGATGGATGAGGACCGTAACGCCTCCCGCAACTGCGATTAGCAGGAGAAACCCCCGGTACACCTCCATGCGTGTCCGAGCCGCCCATTTCTCATGGAGCACGTCCCGCGCCACGAGATCGAACGGGATGAGGACGAATGCCGTGAACGGGAGCGCGATCTGCCCGAAGGTGTAGACGAGGAGGTTGGCCGCAACGACCGCCCCAACGAAGAGGAGGATGCACGCCCAACTTGCACGGGTCGTGCGGAGCCACTCCGGGAGGGTGTCCGGGGCCTCCGTCGCCAGAAAGTCAGGGAGCCAGTCAGTCTTGAGGTCCGGCATATTTGGCATACTCGTTGAGGGAGATTGCGGCGGACCAGTAGGTGCGGTCCTCTCGCTTGTTTTCGTAGCGGGAGGGCTGTGCGTCGATGCGGTCCAGCTTGATGAGGCTGTCGTGCTCGCCCCGGTTCGGGAGGTCGGGGCCGGGAAGTTTGTCGTACATCACTCCCGCAAGCCATGAGGTAGAGTCACACGTATCGCACCACCGAAACTGCTTGAGGAACTCGAATCCGGTGCAACCGAGGAGGTGAATCTTGAGCCCCATCTTTCGGGCCCGAGCAGAAAGGGCGGCGGTGAGCGAGGCCCGGTCCGGGGCATCCTTGTCCCGTAGCTCTGGCTGGCTGATCCCAATGTAGTCGCTGAACTCAAGGAGGTCGGTCGGGTCCTCGTCCTCGAGGTGGTACACGTTCATGATCCGAGTATCCGGGGGCACACGCTTCCGCAAGTCCTTCCGAAGCCGCCATGCGGCCTCCGGGCCGAGCTTCTTCTGTACGTCTAGCTCAACGAAGCTCACGTTCTCGAGCGGGAAGTCCCGGATGAACTCCACGTACTCGTCCTGCCACTCCTTCGCTTTCTCAAAGGTGAGGGTCTTGTCCGAGTCCGACCCGAACATCATCGTGAAGAGGCCCGAGTCAATGATGAGATGCTCGAACTCGGAGTACACCTCCGTATCCTCGTCGGTCCACCCGTCCCCCTTGCGGAGATAGTAGTAGGACCGGAGCGTGTACTTCACCCCGGCATCGAGCAGAACAGGAGGATGGAAGCCGTTCCCGGCGAAATGAACTTTCATGGGGCGCAGGAGAGGTCGCAGTTACAGAGCAGTCGAAAAGCCGGGCCTGTCTCGTTGACTCTTATTAGAGCGAGTCTTATAATGGGAGTGCGTTAAGGAGGGACGGGGCACGGCCCAAACAGGGCCGCCCGGCCCGATGCCAAGACGCCCGACCGCAACCGCAACCGAAGCGCCAGTTTCGAGGCGCAAGTTTCTCACTCAACCGCAACGGCTACCATGATGCAAGTAACCAGAGGCACCGACTCCCGCCGCATCGTCATCACCGATGGCCTTGTCGCTGACGGCGTTCTCTCCGTCTACGTCGAGATCGGGCACGATAACATCGAGCGCGGGGACGAGCCCGTGCGCCCGGTACATGAGACCAAGGATCTCATCCTCAACTTTCTCAACGAGGCGTGGCCGCAGATCGAAGGCCGGGACGCCGCAGGCATCAAGGAGGACATCGAGCAGCTTATCGAGCCCGATTACGTCAACCCTCGGGTGTTCGTGAGCCTTCGCGTTCACTAGGACTGTCCAGCACATCGGCCCCAATTGTGGTCACTTCATCCCGCAAGGGGATCTTCGCCGCCTCTCCGGTCGAATCCGGGGGGGCGGCTTTTTCTTTGCGGCTCCCGTACAGAACCTTGGCTCCGTTCTCCCCGTCCTCGGACACCTCCACCGACCGAACGGAGTACTCACGGCTGAAAAGGAGGTAGGCGATGCGGTGGCACATCTCCTCGCAGGACGTTTCGGCTTGATACCCGGAAAGCCACTCCTCGGCGATCCCTTCGACCTCCTGCTTGAGCATGATGAACTCCACGTCCCGGTCGTCATGCCCTACTGCGACGTGGACCTCGGCCCGAAACTCGTGTCGGTGCGGGTGTTGGAGGAAGTCCACCACCGGAGGGGCGCTCGACCAGTGATGAATCCCGGACCACCGGACGGTGCAGTAGACCGTCTTCTCTCGCTCGACTAGGGTTTGGTCGCTGGTCGGGTGTGCCATGGGCAGGGCTCGCTAGGTGCGGTTTCGTAGGCGAAGAAATTCGGACCGGGCCTTGGAGTCCTCCTTGAAGATCCCGGTCACGCATGAGGTGGTCGTTTCGGCGTCGGGCTGCTCCACTCCCCTCATCTCCATGCACAGGTGTCGGGCCGTAGTGACCACGGCAGTCCCGCGAGGCGCAAGCTCCTCCTCGAGAAAGTCGCTGATCTGGCGCGTCATGCGTTCCTGCGTTTGAAGGCGTCGGGCGTAGAAGCGCACCAGCCGGGAGAGCTTCGAGAGCCCCACGAGGTCCCCGTCCGGAAGATACGCGACCGTTGCGTGGCCGAAGAACGGAAGCATATGATGCTCGCACAGGGAGTAGAACCGAATGTCGGTCTGGGCGACGACCTGATCTGCGGTCGGGTCCGCGAAGGTCGTAAAGTTGATCGTCGCATCCTCTTTGATGAAGTCGCGCCACCACTCTTGGACTCGGCGCGGTGTCTCCTCGAGGTCTGGACGGTCGTGGGACTTGGGCTCGACGTAGGCGAGGACGCCCCGCACGAGATCGCGGATGGTCTTCTCCCGTTGTGTTGGAGGCGTTCGCTGTTTGGACTTCGGGGCCGGGGGTTCCATGCGGTTATTCTGCTCCAAGGGTCTTATGAGACTGCGTTGAGGCTCTCCATCCCTCTCGGCTTGTGGTCACGTCCTTCACGATGTTGCACGCCTCCTCGAAACGTGGCCCCGCTTCGGGCTGGACGTAGAGATGCTTCTGTGGGCCTTGAGGTGTGGTTCGCTCGCGGCATTTCTCCTCAAGGGTCCAGTAGTCTTTCGGGTGGAAGTCCGGGACGACGAGCTTGGCCTCATCTACGGCCTCAATCTTGATCTGGCGTTGCGCTACCTTTGGCGAGCAGCATACCCAATCCGGGGTGGCCGGGTTGGTGTGCTCTACTGCCCCGAACACGCCTTCCAAGGGCTGCGTCCCGTTGGTCTCGACGGTGATACACAGATCCGGGAACCGCTCGTGGAGCCGGAAGAAAAGGTCGGAGTCGAGTTGTAGGAGGGGCTCCCCGCCCGTGAAGACAGCGAGGGGAGGAGTACCTACTCGCTCAATCTCGTCCCCGATCTGCTTTGCCTTGAGCATCTCACTTCCCTCTGGCCGGAAGTCCGTGTCGCACCACATTGGGCAGCCGTAGGGATCATCCCCCTCCGTGTTGCGGCGAGCGTCCCGCTCCCGGTCCTTCTCGTACCCGCTCCACATATTGCATCCGGTGAGGCGAACAAACACCGCATGGGTTCCCGACCAGAAGCCCTCCCCCTGAATGGTGGGGAAGATTGCTTTCACCCGGTACTCCGGGACTGCACTACTGGAATCGCTTGAGAAATTGGCGGGGAGGGACGCGGAGGTAGGGCTCATGCCTTGAGGGGCCAGTTGGGGAAGAATTAGAGGAGGCCATCGGCCAGGAGCCTACGCCACGATCTCGCAGTACATCGAATCGGTTTCCCAAAGGCGCACCCGCGAGATGCCCAGGCTCGTCTCCTCCCGGAGCCGATCCAGAGCCCATTCGACTAGGTTCTCGGCGGTCGTCGTGGCCCCAATCTCGACAACTCGGTAGTCCAGCTCTTTGAGGACTGGCGTGATGGGCTCCTCCCCGGACGCGATGAAAGAGTGGTCGAGCTTGTCCACGACCGCCTCCTTGACTTCGGACTTGATGCGACGGGCGTTAGCGAGCATCCCTTTCTCTACGCCTTCGCTCTGGCGCTCCCCGAATATCTCAACCTCGAGATGGTAGGTGTGGCCGTGGACCTGTTGACAGTCCTTGACGCCGGGGACGCTGTGGGCAGCGTGGAAGTGAAATTGCTTCGTGACCGTGGGCTCCGGGGTTGGCTCGTCGGTCGGCATATGGAATCTCGTGGGGCGGGAGAAAAGATGGCGGTGTGAGTATTCACGCCGACTGGTATGGGGGTGTTTCATGTTGCGGAAACAGACAACAAACTCGCCGTACAAGAGCCCGAAGCCTACAGACTCGCCCCGGTGTTTCGGCCATAAGAAAAGAAATCAAAAGGGCATTATCTCGCGTTTTCTCTGGCCGAAACATTTTTCACCCCAATACTGCACCCTTCCCATGGCCTCCAACGAGCAAACGCCCGGTTCTCCCGCGACCCGCGAAGAAGACAAGCCAGTAGGCCCCAAAGACCGGTCTGATGTTGCCGACCTCGTGCATTCCGACATTGAAAGCCGCGCCGAAATAGGCCGGGAGAAGTACGGGGAACGGCTCTCGATTTTCAACGGCAGAGATGCGCTGGTCGATGCCTACCAAGAGGCCCTCGACCTTGTGATGTATCTTCGGCAGCGAATTGAGGAGCGAAACCAAAGCGAGCCACCGACCTCGAACTGATGCTTTTTTTGCTCGCGTGCTGGACTCCTTTCTGTGGGTTGACCTCAATACAGTCGAGCGGGAGAAGTGGATCTACTCCTGTTACCCCGAGAAATGGAGGGCGGTCAGCTACAAGGTAGACGGGGGCAAGGACAACCCGAGATACTTTCCTGGAATCATGCTCAACTAGGAGGGGCAGGTTTCTCGCTATGTCTGATCGAGTCTTGTGCCCCATCGATCTGCCATATTGAGCAGTTGAGCCATTCGGCAATCTTCGGGTGAGTGCGCCCAAGGAGGCCGTACGCCCGTTGGAGGAGAGCCTTTGCAACTGAAAGAGCCTCGAGGGCTGTAAACCTCTCCATCAAGACATCAGCCACCTCTTCCGGAGAGAAGTCCTCCAAGTTTTTTGAGACACCTTCCAACTTTTCTAGCTCCGTGATCTTTGCCCGAGTAATTGCGGCGTGCTCATAGGCTTCGTCCTCCAACTGTTTTTCTAGAACAGCTTGTAGAGTCTCTACCCGAGAAGCATCCATCATCTCTTTGAACTCCTCTGCGGTAACTCCATGGTGAATAGCGGGCTTTTTTGAGTCGGCTATTGCCATCTTGTTTAGGCAGTCAGTCTTGTTTAGGCAGTCAGTGAAAAAGGCCTCTTCCCCAAAGGAAAGAGCAGAGATTGAGGGAAGAGACCCAGGGCGGGCTTGTTTCCCGATCACACAACAACATACATCTCTTTGGCCCCAATACAAACCCCGGCCCCGGAGCGGTCGCTCTAGGGGCCGGGGCGAAAGAAAAACGGAGGACGCTACGGGGAGAGGGCCGCCAGCTTCTCCTCGGCCCACTCTCGAACGGGGCCGGCCTCCGTCCCTGCGGAGTTGTGGCCGCCTCCCTCCTTCCACTCTTCGTAGAGGCGGTCGGGGACGGGCTCTCCGTAGTCCTCCCAAATCTGGCGGGGCACTTGCATCGGGAGGCCGTTGTTGCCGTATGCCCCGGTGACGGTAAAGGACTCGCCCCCAATCCGAGCATCTCCCATCATGAAGTGCCCAATCTCTTCGAGGGCCACCTGGCGGACGCACGCACGGAGGTTGTTCTCCTTCACGTTCTCGTCCTCCGGGGTGAGCAGGAGCAAGAAATCCCCCTGCGAGTGCTTTTGCTGCCCACCTGTGGCGTAGTAGGTGTGAGAGTCATCGGTGCCTAAGTACATATCGTTGCGGTTGCGGTTGATCGCGGTTGCGGGGTGAAAATTGCTCCGGGCGCGAGCATCTACGCCCGAGTGTAGTCGATGCCGAGGGAGTCGAGGATGGACGCTACCTTGTCAGCCGTTTCGTGGGCGGCGATGCCTTGGCACGTCACGAAGTAGTTGGCATTCGCGTCTTGCCCGGTGTTCTCCCCAAAGAACAGGGCGTCCGGGAGCGAGGAGTAGATCGTGTCTTTGACCTCCTCGAAGTTGTCGGCGTCGAATCGAAGCTCGGCCTTGCGGGACTTGCTGATTCCTTTCATCGTTGCGGTTAGGTTTGTGTGCGGGGCGCGTCCTCTCCCCTCTAATGCAATACCAGTATCAGTACGGGCCTAATGAGAGTCAACAGGAAACCCGGCCCGACCCGATGTTTCTGGGCCAAGGCCGGGACCTTCCGGCGGCTCTCTGTGGAGAGGGAGGCGGTTATACGTCGGCGTGCTCTATGACGTCGAGCACGTCCTCAATGGACCGGCGAGCATCGAGGAGCCCGGTGCGCTTCCCTTCCTCCATGTTGCTTTGCATGAGCTCGTTTTCGATCCGGGAGTGCTCCGAGGCGGCGTGCTCCTTGAACTGCGACAGGGCGTAGGCCAGGTCGTAATCCTCCCAGTCCTCGGCGAGCACCTGTGCCCGGTCCCGAAGACTGCTCATGCGCCTGTTGTACTGCTCCTCCGCCACTACGTTAGAGCCTTGCGTCCGCACCGCGTAGGGGAGGCTGTAATCCTCTCGCATGAGATCGAACTGCTCCTGTGCGTACTCCCGCTCGCCCGTGAAGCGAACGAGGTTGCGAATGAACCGGGGCGCGTCCCCAAGATCCTCCGGGGTGATCGTGTCGGAATCAGTCTGCGTGGTAGTAGCC